ACCGGATGGCCGCGCTTTTTTGTCCCCTTGTGGGCCCCACCAAGTGGACCATGTACACGTGGTCCAATGAAAACCACTCCTGCAAGCTTAGCTGTGGGTGGGCCCCATATATAATTGCTTGCTGAGTAAGTTTGTTGTAAACATGTGGGACCCACTAGTAAACGAGTTTCCAGAAACTGTTCATGGGTTTAGGTGCATGTTGGCAGTGAAATATCTGCATCTAGTTGCAGATACGTATTCTCCAGATACGGTGGGATACGACCTAATACGTGATTTAATTTGTATTTTACGTTCCAGGAATTATGTCGAAGCGCAAACCAGATATAATCATTTCCACCCCAGGCTCGAAGGTTCGACGGAGGCTGAACTTCGACAGTCCAGGATCGAGCCGTGCCTATGTCCCTACTGTCCGCGTCACCAAATCAAGTCTATGGGCCAACAGGCCCATGAACAGAAAGCCCAGACTGTACAGGATGTACAGAAGCCCTGATGTGCCTAGGGGATGTGAAGGCCCATGTAAGGTCCAGTCGTTTGAGTCCAGGCATGATGTCGTCCATATTGGTAAGGTAATGTGTATTAGTGATGTTACTCGTGGAACTGGGCTGACCCATAGGGTTGGCAAGAGGTTCTGTGTGAAGTCTGTCTATGTCTTGGGTAAGATATGGATGGATGAGAACATCAAGACCAAGAATCACACGAACAGTGTGATGTTCTTCCTTGTACGTGATAGGCGTCCTGTTGATAAACCCCAAGACTTTGGGGATGTGTTCAATATGTTCGACAATGAGCCCAGTACGGCGACCGTGAAGAATGTATACAGGGATCGATACCAGGTTCTGAGGAAGTGGCATGTCACTGTGACAGGGGGTCTATATGCATCGAAGGAACAGGCATTGGTTAAGAAGTTCGTTAGGGTTAACAACCATGTGGTGTACAACCAACAGGAGGCAGGGAAATATGAAAACCATAGTGAGAATGCATTGATGTTGTATATGGCTTGTACTCATGCGAGTAACCCTGTATATACCACACTGAAGATACGGATCTATTTTTATGATTCAGTATCGAATTAATAAATTTTAAATTTTATATCATGATCCTCAATTACATCAATTGTGTCATGGAGTACATCATATAATACATGTTTAAATGCCCTAATACAATTATTTATACTAATCACTCCTAATCTATCTAAAAACTTTAAAACGTGAGTCCTAAATACTCGTAAGAAATGCCCAGTCTGAGGTTGTAAACGAGTGCAGATCGTCAAGCCCAAGAAACACTTCATTATCCCCAGTTCCTTCCTGAGGTTGTGATTGAACTGGATTCTGATGTGGATGATGTCGTGGTTCATGTTGAATGGCCTCTGGTCGTGGTTGAGGATCTTGAAATAGAGGGGATTTGTTACCTCCCAGATATACACGCCATTCATTGCCTGAGCTGCAGTGATGGGTTCCCCTGTGCGTGAATCCATGGTTGTGGCAGTTGATGTGTACGTAGTATGAGCACCCACAGTTTAGATCAACCCTCTTACGCCGGATGGCTCTACGCTTAGCAGCTCTGTGTTGGACCTTGATTGGCACCTGAGTACAGTGGCTCTGTGAGGGTGATGAATTCTGCATTCTTTATAGCCCAAGACCTTAGTGCTGAGTTCTTTTCCTCGTCTAAGAACTCTTTATAGCTGGAGTTGGGCCCAGGATTGCATAGGAAGATAGTGGGAATGCCCCCTTTAATTTGAACTGGCTTCCCGTACTTGGTGTTGCTTTGCCAGTCCCTTTGGGCCCCCATGAACTCTTTAAAGTGCTTTAGGTAGTGGGGGTCTACGTCATCAATGACGTTGTACCAGGAGGCATTTGAATAGATTTTAGGGCTCAGATCTAAATGGCCACATAAGTAATTATGTGGTCCCAAAGACCTGGCCCACATAGTCTGGCCCGTACGACTATCACCCTCGATGACGATACTTTTAGGTCTCAATGGCCGCGCAGCGGGACCCATCACATTTGCAGAGGCCCATTCCTCTATGGGCTCTGGAACTTGATCAAAGGAAGAAGAAAGAAAAGGGGAAACATAAACCTCCATTGGAGGTGCAAAAATCCTATCTAAATTATTTTTTAAATTATGATATTGAAAAATAAAATCTTTAGGGAGTTTCTCCCTAATTATTGCCAGAGCAGCATCAGCGGACCCTGAATTCAGAGCTTCTGCAGCAGCATCATTAACTCTCTGTTGACCTCCTCTAGCAGATCTTCCATCGACCTGAAACTCACCCCAGTCGATGTAATCACCGTCCTTCTCGATGTAGGACTTGACATCGGATGAGGACTTAGCTCCCTGGAAATTTGGGTGGAAATGGGAGGAGTTATGAGGGTGAGTGACATCGAAATGTCTGGGGTTTCTGAACTGGGCCTTACCCTTGAACTGGATGAGGGCATGGATATGCAGAGACCCATCTTGGTGTTTTTCTTGTGCCACTCGGATAAATAATTTATCTGAGGGACAGTGTATGGATTTGATGAGTTCGAGCATTTGCTCTTTTGGAATTGGGCATTTTGGATATGTAAGGAATATGTTTTTGGCTTTAACTTGGAAGGAATTAACACGCGGCATATTGAATTGGGTGCTCTCGAAACTCTGTGGGAATTGGGGGCTTTGGGTGCCCATTTATATGGAGCACCCAAATGGCAAATTGGTAATTTTAGAACTTTAATTTGAAATTAGAAATTCAAAATTCAAATTTCAAATCCCCAAAGCGGCCATCCGTATAATATT